TATGGAATGAGCTCTGATACCGCTATGCGTAAATATAGCGGAGGAGTCGCAGAATACAGAAGCCCAGAAGGTAAGACAGTTGAAGTCCCTTACAGAGGATCTGTATCCGAAACAATCGGCAGTATCTTCGGTGGACTACGAAGCGCATGTACTTATATTGGCGCCAGCGCGATTAGATATATGCCTAAATGCACAACATTTGTTAGAGTAACACAACAATCAAACGAAATATTTGGGAGAAATATATAACAAAAAAATTTATTGTTAATATAGATAAATAGATATATAAATATGTTTATGAAGAAGTTGATAGCAGTCATGATATTCAGTACATCTTCTACCTTCGCCGGTGAAGATTTAATTAAACAAGGTAAAGAGCTCTTTATATCAAAGAGCTGTGCACTATGTCATCAGACAGATGATAATATACCATGCCCGACAGGAGAAGCTCTAAAATCTCCAAAATTCTCCGGTAAGTTTTGGGGTACTAAAAGAGAAGTCCATATTGGAATTGGTGGCCCAGTCAAGGAGATAGTTCTAGATGAAGAGTATTTCTTAGAATCAATCGAAAAGCCTTTCGCTAAGATTGTTAAAGGATCAATCCCAGGAATGGCACCTCTACCTACGACAGAGGAAGAAAGAAAAGCTATAATGGCTTATGTAAAATCTTTAGATAAAGATGAATAGTTCTAACATATAATAAAAAGCCCATGGCCTTTCGGCCATGGGTGATTTTTTTTGATCTCTGACTTTCGCTTAGAGGTATACTTTATTCGTAGATGGGGTGAATCCACCACTTCCGAGGCCTTGTACAATTACCATATGGTAGTACAGATCAGCTCCGAAGATGTTATCAACAACACCATAACGAGTAAGCAAGCCAACACGAGGACTGAAGTCATTCGGACCTATGGTTCGTTGGACCATGACAGGGATATACGGACAGTAAACGATACCAGTGTCATAGAACTCAGGACCTTTGTAGCCCAGTAGGGCATACTCAACGCGGGATGATCTAATACCATCCTCGAATTGGGCCTCAGTCCTTGTATCACGATATACGTTAAACCTACCAGCAAGATTACCAACCTTGGCAATGCCAACAGGTTGAGTATTTACGTTTCCATTAACCGGCATCCACTGGAACTCGGGCAACATTTCCAAGATAGCAGCCACGCGAGGTGTTGCTACGATGAAGTTTGCTGCACCGCGTCTATTGCGGATTGCAATACGGTTAGCTTCAACAATAAGCTTCTGATAGAAGTCACGATTTCTCTCTGCAAGCCAACGGCCATCGGCCGATGCTGGCGTCCAAACGCTGACACCCTTGTTGTTAGTAGGATTGTTCAAGCAGACTTGAATCATGCGGATTAACATCTCACGGTCGATCTCTGCCTGGAGCTCATAGCTCATGGCATTGGTCAATTCCGAGTCAACGTCAATTCCGTTCATGTTCTTGAGGTCTTGCTCAAGTTCTACACTCCAACGGGCAGCGAGCCTACGAGTACCAGCTTCAACAGCGGTCTTTTCAAACGCGACGACAACCTGAGGGATCTTGCCTGTCAATTCAAAGTTCTGCAGAAGTTCTGCTACACCTTTGTCTTGACCCATCATCGTGAAGTCTGTACCACCAGACAAGCTCGATGAGCTTGTACCAGTGAAACGGGTATCAAGATGTTGGTAACCAATTTCCTTATTGGTGCCACCGGCTGGAGTAGACGTATTACGCGGGTTAGATGCGAACGAGTTACCGTCAACGCCATCGGCGCCAAGGGAATCATCCTCATACTTATAACGTAAGGCGAACGCCAAACCTACCGGACCACTCATCGGCTGAACACCAACGATTTCGTTGGTAATCAACTCAGGGAATGTACGACGGATCATCGGAATGAGAATCTTCGGTAAACGTGCATCACCTGCAGCATAGTTATCAGCACTATAAGGCCAGTTGCCTTGAGTACCACTAGTGGTACCCAAAGAGCCGCCTGTACCAGCACTGTTGCTAGCCTCGGTAACGCAGTAATTCTCTTGGTTCTCCAAGAGAATCGCAGTGTTTAAGCGAGTATTATCATCTTCAATCGCGCCAACATTCTTTGATGTGTAATCCAATACAGGACTCCACTTCTCGACCAGAGATTTCGCTCTGTTTTCGTCGATGTAAGAGTTAGATGGTTTGATGCTTTTCATTATTTTATTTCGCTCCTTTCGGGACAAATAGGTAGATCGATGGACCTACCTCAACTAAATTACCATTTCTGAAGTTCATCCATATAAGAGGTGCGGAATGGTACATTCCACTCACCGGCAACATCAGGTTGCTCTTCCTGTACAGATTCTTGAATAACCTCTTCAGGACGATCAGCTACTGGCTCGATATGACTAGTAGCTTGCGCTTTCAGTTCATCTAACTTTTCATCCTCCGTCTTATCAAACAAGTTAGATGTATAATCAAAATTTTCTGTGATAAAGTCAGAAGACTTATTGTTAAGAATCTTCATCAGATGTCTCTTCTTAGCGTCTTCCATACCAACTGTCTTCTGCTCAAGAATTAGCTGAGCTTTTGTTTTGTCTAATTCTTCTTTAAGTTGTGTATTTTCTGATACCACTGTTTCAGCTTGAGATGTAGCTTCGTCAATTCGCTTCTTACCATCAACAATTGCTCCTTTAATAGAATCTTTAGCCACGGCCATATCAACCGCGAGCACTTTACGTAATTCAGAGATAAGCTCATCCGCTCTCTTATTATCAACCGCTTCTTTAATAGACTCAACCGGTACAGCTTTTTCTAGATATACATCTAGATAACCACTAATATTACCGATCAAGTCACCACGCAGCTCATTCGCTTCCTCAGTTAATGTATGTTCATACTTCGCGATAATATTCTTAAGCTTTTCCGAATGTGTCGAATCGATAGCTTCAACTAAGCGCTCCAACTTTGTAGTATGATCAGCATCAATCGCTTCTAGTAGAGTCTGAACCTTTTCCGCGTGGTCTTCATCCTGCTCAGTAAGGGCTTTCTCAACTCGGAGTGTAGATTTCTCTTCCACTGCCGCATCGAATGCAGTCTCAATCTCGTTAAGGCTCTCTTCTGTTAGGAACTCCTTAGTTAAGTCTTTCAATTTGTCGCTTATGTCTGCCATAATAAAATCCGTTATTTCTGTTTAGCGTTTTTGATTCGTTCAATCATTTTCGAATCTATAGTTGCTTGTAAATATTTATTGGCCTCGGCATAGTTTTTTTCAGTTAAGGCCTTTAAAAATTTGGTCAATTCTTGGTTAACGTCACTCATATACTATTATTTATTTAAGACGGTTAATAAAAGAGAGAATTTCGTCTCTTAAATACGAATCTACATCGTTTCTAGGGAGATTCTCAAGTCCTTTCTCGAATTCTTCATATAATTCTTCTAAAGAACCATCACGATTTAATATCCATTCCTTGCTTTCTAAGATACCATTGACAAATGCATCTGGATAGCTTGGATCAGCAACACAATCAATCGCCACTAATTTCATATCAGACACTTTATTAACTGTGTTATCCCTATTATCAATTGTTACTGGTTCTAACTTACCGAGCGACCTCGTTGACATCCCTAATTTTACACCATCGAAAATGAGATTTTCAACAATCTTACCCATGGGTGTACTTAGAACTTTTGAAGTACCAACGAAAACATTACCATCCTGTGATAAGCTTTCCACTATATGGCATGCTCTCTCCAAATCCACCTCTGCACTAGTTGGGTGATTTAACTCTCCCATCGCTCTCTTTGGATCGATCATATCCTCAGTATATCGTTTAACTTCAGCAACTACTTGATCTAATGGATATATCCGGTCATTCCTATTAACATCATCAGCCATAATCATAGGACCTTTGATGTATAATCGTTTCGGAGATTCCTTACTCTCTTCGGATACAATATATTCGAAGTCTTCCGGATCCATCTTCTCTACAACTAATTTAAATGACATTACTAAATTATTTATTAAATCACACCGTTATTTCTGAAACAACTCTTCTTCTGTTAAAATTAAAAATTTATGACCATGCTTCTTACACCATTTTTCGGCCGCAGTCCATTTTGCTTGATTCTTCACAAACATTTGCGATTCGTATAATATCGTGGATTTCTTTTTTCGGTTTGAAACTGTCGGCCGCGTTGTTTGCTTTTTTGGTTTTATTTCAATTAGATACTTAACAACAGAGTTACCTTCTTGTATTGCAACAAAGTTATCTACAAAATATCTACTAGGCCTACCGTTTAGTGGATTTATATAAGGTATAACTATTGACTCACTTGACCATTCTAGAACATTTTCATTGAGATCGCACCATCTAAAGAATTTTAATTCCCACCCAGATCGATATATAATTGGTTTCGCACCGACATATTTATTATCGTTTTTAGGGTAGTATAGACCCTGCTTATACCCTTTCTTTTTCATCACCCTATGAAGAATTGCGGAGGAGCTGCATCTCCAAACCCGGGTGCGCCATTATATAATTCATCCTCGAGTGTCTTCTTTTCCGCGATGCCTTCCTGGAGAAGATCCGTGTAGTTAAGAGTACCGCCTCCAAAAAGCTGAACCCCGGCAAATTTCCCTCTCACCCGGCCAATACCAACCTTAGTTAAAGCTAGAGCATATTGATATACCCACGGTTCTTTAATAATATCAACCAATTTTTTTTCTACGTATGCTCCAATACAACCATAAAATCCTTGGTTGGATATAGGCTCCGGTACAATCATAAGATATTGCGAATCCGGATAAAAGTGAAAAGACCTTTTTTGAGCTAAAATTTTCTCACGCACGTCTAACCAATTCTTTAATGTATACCAACTAATTAAATCAAACCCGTAATTACCCATTGAATAGCTGAAGTATGTTTGCTGAGCTAATGATTGCTCGATAGTAAATAATGTATTAATGCCACTAGATGAGCCTTCTTCAAAAGACCATACATCAACAACCTTTCTAGGTGCGTTTAATAGTGGATCATGTCCTCCGGATACACCGTCATATAATGCTGATAGACCTGGTGTTGAACTAAAGAGTGTCTGTAAATTTATTCCTTTTTTAGCTTCATATAATGTTGAATTAAAAACTAAATTCTCCTCAGTATAACCGGCAAATTTAGTAAACATGTCACAAGATATGCCAATATATTCATTAATTTGATTGGCATGTGCATCTACATCGATGAGCGGATAACCAAGACTAAGTGAAATCCTTTCTGATAGAGTATCAAAAGTAGTAACTTTCGAGTTTAAATGTGTACTATAAAAAGCACTAGCTGACTGTACTGCGGTTGACATCAATAATATTTATTGAGCCGGAGGGGGAGCTACCGGGGCTGGTGGGACATCTCCTCCTATATCTGGTACCTCACCACCTGGCGGTGGTGGTCCAAACTCTGGTGGCATACCGCCTCCTATCGGACCACCACCACCTATTGGCGAACCTCCACCCATGCCTCCTGGACCTGCTTCAGCACCTTCTGCACCAGCAGCCAAAGCTTCTTCCCATTCTGGCCCGCCGGTTTCGATATTGGTAAGTTCCCATTTAAGAGCAGAATCTTTTCTCATCCACTCTCTATTAGCTTTGATATCTATATCATCCCATCCTAGATATTTTTTCTGCGCGTAAGAAGAAGATATTAATTCATTATTAGCAATAGCACTATAGTTCTGAAACTTCAATTCAAGCTTCTGAGCCTCTCGCATCTCATAAAAATTGGTAGGTGGAAAAAACTCTACAGAGAGTTGACTCTCTCTAAGTTTAAATCTTTCCCATAAATCACGTAACTTTAAATGTGTGACAAATGCATCTCTAAAACCGATTGCTACTGTTTGTTGTAGCCGGATGATAAACTTAGCAAATTTTAATTCTTCTCGCAAGATATCCATCCCATCCCGATATTGACTTTCCGGGTCAACTCTATTCGTTGGTACTTTAAGAGACTTGTACAATTTCTTAACAAAGTAAAGTAAATCAGTTATTTCCCCTAAGTTCTGACCACCCGGTAATGATGTTACACTTGTACCATCGCTACCTTGCCTCTTAGCAAACCAGAAGCTATCTAGCATCGATTGAGGGTTAAATGCCTGAATAGATTTGCCTTGACTGCTATCAAAAGTTTTCCGGTTCCAGTACTGCTGCATTAACTTTCTCAAATATGCTTCAGCCTTTGGTGGTGGCATGTTACCTACATCGACGTTAAAAATCAATCTTTCCGGGGCACGTACTAGCCTGTATATAACAACAGCGTCCTCTGTTAATGATAACTGCTTATAAGATCTCCGGGCATTTTCAATAAATGGAATCCGTAATGTTTTCGTCTCATTCCAGATATTGCTATGAATGTATGTTACTTGATTCTTATCAAGCGGAATCATTTCAATTGACCGAGTGTCTCCAGAATTAGTCGCGTTTGATTGTTGATTTGGATCATCAACGCCGCCTGAAGAACTGGCAGCCTGACCTTTATCTTTATCTTGCTTAGGTTTCCGTAGAAGAAATCCTTTGATAAGTTTGTTCTGGACATTATCATAGATTGGATCGACTAACTCAGTCGGTACCTGCAATGTACCGAGTATGCCTTTATTCGGATGATCTTTATGAATAATATGTTCAAAGAATAACTCACCATCCATTAATAACTGCCGCATCATATCCCAACCATTTGCCTCGAGATCATAATTCTTAATAAAATGCCTAAACTCCTTCTCAACCTGAAATTTCTTCGAATCATCGAGATACTCACTCTCTATCCTCAATTCACAGACTTGACCTTCTTCATTTGGGTTGATAGCTTCATCGCAAATTTCATCTAATGCATCTCCTACTTCAGCGAATGCACCCATGATTCTATATTCACGTAAACGTTTAATTTTATTGTATTCAACGTTTGCATACATTAGTGCTTGATAATTTTTATCAATTACCAATCCACCGTGAGGGTGGTTCTGTGAATCTGAATTTACCGAAGAAATAGAATGTCTAGCGATGGCTTCTTGGCGCTCTGTACCGGCTTTATAGAATTCTTTATACTTAGGATTTACTTCTAGAATATTATCGATAATAGCAGCATTAGAATATGGCATGCGCTCTGCTATATAATTCATCAAACCAGTACCGAAAACTGATTGCTTCCATCCCCCTTTTGTTAATTTGCTTGCCATGGCTATTTATATTTAACCAACTTAGGTAATTAAACCAATACCATATCCTAAGTTTCTCGAACTTAATGAACCATAAAATAACATAGCCGGCGCATTAGTCGGTGGAGTCCATGAAAGTTTCCCACCGGTGCCAGCTGCATTATTAGTGTATGTTACACCTGATGCATAAACAGTATTATTTGGATCTGAATATATTCTAAACGGATCTGCATCTGTCTTGGAATCTGTATTAAATTCAACTACAGAGCCTCGCTTCACCCAAAGTTGTGGGGCATCCACCCCGTCAATTGTATACTTGTTCGTTGCATCATTATAACTTACATCGTATGAAGCTTTTATCGGTACAAGCTCCTCCGAGGAAATATTTTCAACCGATAAAGGTGTAGCATTTACATGAGAATCTTCATAGTTATACGTCCCAACGCGCAGCTCATTTTCAATCATATTCTCCAAAATACCATAATCACCGTGCCATGCACTTAATGAAGATTCAGATTCATTTAACGTGCTAATGTTACTCCAATCAAGAACACCTTCAAGCTGTGTATTGTCAAACCCACCTATATAATAATAGAAATCATAATAGTTTGATATTGTAGTGCCTGATACTGTAACATCGACATCCGGATCAATCCCCCATCCCCATGTATCGCTATACGCACTCAATGGATATGATGTTAATGGGTAAGCAGAGCTATCGTAAAGGTCAGATCCAAATGTACCGCTATTATCAATGACCATGGGCTCAATCAATCTAAATTCATTATTAAATGTCGATCTCACAACAACCGGTGATCCGGCAGAGAGCATGAATGTAGATGTTGCTACTGAAAGAGGTATTTGCGCGCCGAGATTGAGAGGGATGTCACTACCGATGCTATAATTTAACTCAAAGTTTTTAGCATGTTTATTTCTGGCGCCCCATAACTTACTATGTTTTATAGATCCTAAATCGAGTATTCTCCGAAGATTTCCGGGATATGGATAATTAAAGTTTGCTATAGGTACATTATGCTGTTTAGCTAGTGAATAGAGAGCGTTTAAATTACATGTTTCAATATCGCTCGTATTGGGTACAAAGTTAGCAATCTTCTCATATATTGTTTTTCCGATTTCTGTCGGCTTTCCAGATAGGGTACCAACCGCTTCACCGAGTACATCATCAAAGAAGCTGTCACTATTGAGTAAAAATTCTTGCTGTCTATAAGATTTTAATGTCTCCGCCGCGTCATAGTCTTCATTAAATTTATTAACATTATATATTCCACCGGATGGATATATATTAAATGTCGTACCAAACGTATGTCTTCTATATTCAGGGTATTTAAATGTGTATTTGTTAACCCAATTAAACCCAGTGAAATCTCCATATGCCTGAAAGCTTCCTGGTATAGCAGATAAAACCTGGCCCGGAATACTCGTATTGGTTGCTGGGTTATTTATACATGATTGTAGATATGGAGTTCCACATGACCCGTTAGTCTGAATAGGTATATATACTAGGTGATTCGCGTTTCCATCGATCACTACGATTCGACCGTATTCTGTACCAGCCATCCCAGTTATGAATTGATCAACACCGGGCGGAAAAGCAGAAACACCGCTAGATACAGTAGCATTATATCTATCTAAAACATTCACATCGTCATGTAATATTTTTTCCTCAATCAGTTCACCTGTTCTATTATGATAACCGAGTAATGTATTTACTCGGTCAGCAACCCATATGTTCTGATTATTATCAACGGTTAGACTCATCGGGCAATATAAGCCTGATATAGTCCATGAAAGCGAACCATCTCGATCAATCTTATATAGTCGCCCTCCAGGATGGTAGGTGATAGTCATATTTGTCGATGTTGTTAAATTATTGACACTATAGTTCGCAGCACATCCCGCAGGGTATCTCCTCACTGGATGTACACCTAGGAACATTATTTCTCTTGCCGTTGTCGCCGTGAACTCACTACCTTTCCATCCCCAGCCATTAAAAGCATCTTCGCATATATTACTATTATCAAACCCAGAGACATGGAACGCACCATAATCTTTTACAGCGGAGAGAGCTAACCAAGCTCCATCTAGCATATATGCAAAATTACCTTCAAATCCAGTAGTACCTAGATCCATCCCTGTCAAGTAACTATAGTTAGATTCATCAGCTCCTCTATAGGCTGATGCTGCATTCACCATCGCTGTATTCCATCCACCAGTCGCCGCCCAAAAGTTAGTTAAGACGAAACAATTTGACTTATCATCAACTACAATATGAGAAGGTGTTTCATTTCTTTGTAGAGTTAATTGATATCCAGTTAGAGCTTCTCCGGTTGTACCGTCAAACTTTCCAACCATGCATGATTCTGGGTGAGTAAATCCTACCCAAATATCATCATCCACATCAGTATCTATCGGCAATGGAGCTAAGTCTACTAAGTCCGGAATTGCAGATGAAGGTTGTACAAATGAACTTAATTGAGGTGCAGATATCGTATTTAACCAAGTTCCGGATATTCCATTGTATTTTGTTATATTAGAATTAACATCATCTGTAACCCAAACATTCTTCTTACTATCGATAGCAACACCCGCTAATGAGTGCGGTCTATTTAAGAACTGTGAAGTGACTGGTGAATACGTAGTTGATGGGACAATATTCTTATGGTCAATTGTTAGCTTAGGTACCAGATTATGATCGAATTTATGTAATAAGCCGCGCCCAGCGTCTGCAAACCACATATCCTGATATGCGTTGACACCAGATTGACTACTGAAATGTGTAGCAACTCCATACAAATCGGTGGGAACATCAGTTATCTTCAGACCCAGACCTAACACATCATTCACGCCATTCGCAGTAGCATCTAGATCAATAGTTCTTAAAAGCTCACTCCCTTCACCGGTATTGCGTACGATAAATGATCTTAAGGTGTTGGCTTTTCTTTGTACCTCCGCTTCGCCATGCCCGGAAATAGATTTTAAGGATGTATATGATGCGGATAGAACAGCTCCAGACAGCCCGCTATTTACTGCAGAGGCCGCCGGTACAAAAAAACCAAATTGTCGGCTTTTAATATTTCTAGGTAAGTTAGTTGACGTGTCTCTATAAAACGCACCATCTATTGGTAAATCATCAGCAGTGCTCTTGAGAGTGGCATTAATAATACCGGGCAATGGAGTCTCTGCACCGAAGCAAGCAGTTAACGGAGGAGCGCTCTCCGTAATATAACCGTTTATATCGACTGTGTTTATAAAGAATGAAGAAGGAGCACCGGTCCATTTAAACTTAGACAATGGCATTTGCGACTGCCCGGTTGATGTTATACTTAAACCACCAAACGCAGTAGGTACAACTGTAACTGGCATAATTAATTTTTGACCTTCGACGAGATTTATATTAGTCAAATTTGCAATCTTATCATCTAAATCATTTGTTCTCCGGGCTGGAAATTTAGAAAAATCTAAACTCGCAAATAATAACACCGGTTCTTCTTCCTTTTCATTAATATTAAGAAAATCCCTACTCATGTTCTTCGGCGTATCATCAATATATCTAAATTCACCAGATCCGGATGTACCTACAAAGCAAGCCCCGGCATCGGATTTATTACATTGTGCAATATATAACTCCCCACTACTATGTTCCCTCCACCTAAAATACAATTCTGTGTTTGTTGTGGATATATCATTCACCGGCATCCAATCTATAGCTCCATTTGTAGCTGTTATCTTCTCGTAGAATGACCAGGTCTGATCTAAATGAGACCATTTTTCATTAAAAAATCTGTCAACGTTAAGGCTTTTAGACAGAGACCCGGATGCATATAAATTTAGCGAGTAATTACTACCTGATAACTCTGGCCAACTTTGCCAAGTATTATATCTATTAATCTTAAATTGAGGTATCTCTGGATTGAAGCCAGCTTCTCCAGCCGGTAATTCAGTTGTAAAATCTTCAACTGTAGTATCTAACTCCAATCTTTCTCTGAGAAAGTTGGATACCTTTACTGTTGTCTTTTCAGTGTTTATTAATTGATTACCATGCGCATCATATAGCACACATTTAACTTCATATTCTCCAGGGTATTTGTAAACGTGGCGAGCAGTAGTACCGGATTGGAATGTCCCATCACCAAAATCCCATAATACTTTATCCGCTGGAGGAGTAATAGTAGCTTCAATTTCCTCGAGCTTGATAGCATCTATCAAAAACTCACAATTCGTCTTTCCACCGTCCGCATCCAAGCGCGGCATCACGATCAACCTCGTTGGAGGATTCGAACCCATTTTAAATATGCGTTCATGATATGTCCAGTCATCAGAGACACCATTACCGGGGGTAAAAAAACTTGTCATCTCTGTAGATTCGTTATGGTTGGCATCGACCACTCTAGCATCCATTATACACACTCCAGTGTTTTGCTCCGCCTTTGACCACCAGCTGAACCTATACGTTGCGTTCGAATTTAACTGAGCGGTCACTCCTGCAGCAAAAAGGTCAAACCATGCTCCACCATAACCATTAACCGGATATCCTGCAGGTGTTTGTATTGTGTCATATCCCAATACCCTCATGCAGTACTTACCGGTAGTGCCAGCAAGATGGCCGGGAGCACTGTCCAAAACCGGTTCGTAACCAGCCCGGTCCCCATTCATATCATCGTAGGTGTTCGGGTAAAATTGCCAACCGGTAAATCCTTGCCCACCGTCTACTACAGCATAACGTGCCCAGAGCTTTTCCACAGCATAGCCGTAAGTTTCCCCGGGGTAAATGGCATACAGATAATGCCGGTTATGAATATTTACGTTATATTGCGGGTCAGCAGTCGACTTCTGCACATTTGTGCCGCTCGGATCGTATATATCAATAATAGGCCTAGCATAGCAGAGTTCCACATCTGGGCATGCAATATCTTGCCAGGCTCTAGGCCTGTCTTCGAACCCATGGTGAAAAGGTGTTTTGAAAATCTTTGATATAGTATACTCATTCGCTAATGTGAAAACAAATTCAGATAGAACATTCGGATATTCAGGAGTTTGAAACCCTGTATATCCTGACAGACTTGACGGAAACGCGTACATTTCCTTGGTTGTATATGTTACTGCCATTTTTAATAAACTGATATATCTTCTGTAACAACTTCAATCTTATTAATAAAATCATCCGCGTTATTCAAATACGCATACTTGAATCTGGGCAGAACAATAATTGAAGAGCTCATTTGCACATTAACATGTGGGTATACTGGGTTATAATATATAAAACTTACACCCTCAACTTCGAGATTATCGACATCCGTTCTCACTGTGTGAATATATTTGACCCCGGCTAAATTAGCAATAGAATTTGTTAAGTTAGCAAAATTTATAGTCGCTCCTAATTCAGATGTTTTAAAATAGTTCTTAATTAATTCCGAAGCAGACTGCCTCATGTTATCAACACTTACTCGAGATGTTTTACTTCTTGTCAGTCGAATTTTTGTATTATCTGCTAGCGCATGCGTTATTTTTTCATTTGAATACGCTAATCCAATATCAATTGCCTCATAAATAGGATCTACAATAACAGGCTCTGCAGTTAATACCTTATTATCTCTAAGTGAATCTAGAACTGCAGTTTTTTGAGCCGGGGTCAGATAATTGTTCTTAACAGTGTAGCTATTACTCTTCTCAGTTCTAGGTACTGCAAAAATGTATATGTTATTAAAGTCGCAAGAACTGGCAAATAAAACTTGATTATAGAGTGTATTAGCATCTTGGTTTGGCCACCTTAATTGCAAATCATTATACATATATGCAATATATTCATCAACATAATCAGTATTATTAATAACCTCGACATCTCTTATAATATTTGAAAATTTGTTTTTAATATGCGTTTTATAATCATCAGCATTAATAAGCCTATATTGTGATGTATATGTCTTAGGAGCATTCGTCCGGATATCTTCTATGGATTCTCCCATATAAAAATCACTCGATGCATATGGATTAGACCAAGATAAATTTTTAGCTTGAGCTTCTGTTATGTATAGAGAGTTTTGATCTTTTACTTCATTAAAGATATTAAGAAATCCTACATTATTAAAAAAGGTTATCGTATTACCATCTACAGCATTACCACCTACTTTACCAGCTGGATCAGTTTCTAGATAGTATATTGCTACTATATCTCCAGTATTAAGCTGCTTACCAGTAATATTATTACCAAATTTTAGTTCATAATGCTTATTCTCGTTGAATCTTACCTCGTATCCTTCTGTATCAGATTCTTTTAAGAATAGTGAATCAGTACGTGACCACTCAGTCCATTTTTTAGTATAGATGTCTTTTACATATACATGTATATTAAAGTGATCTATCTTTACATTTTCTCCTGGGAGCAGTGTAATTGTCTCGAATTTTTCTCCAATTGAAGCTTGATGTGGATATTCTTTCCATAAACCTTGATATAATAGATGTTTATTACCAACAGTGGTTATAGTTTCCTCACCGTCTACCGTCTTGGTAAAGACGATATCCTCTTTCGTAGTAAACTGAGTTGCACCGGATTTAATAAAAGAGTATCTAGGTATAACATAAGTGTCTGTCGTAATGTTTGAATTACATTTCATATTGACTGACATATTGCTTGTTTGGAATCCAACCGGGCGATAGTCTATCGATTTAACAATCCGGTTCATATTTTCATATAGTTGAGCTTCTGAGAATAGAGATTCAGTAGATGTCTGATTCAAATAGAATAAGAGTACATGGTAACTATAACCGACAATATCAATTATCGAGGATAAGTTGCTACCTTCGAAGTTCTGATCAGTGAAGACTTTATTCTCATTAAGTCTATCGATAATTAAACGTTTTAAGCTGGTCGCGTCAAACGCAGCATATCCAGTGTTGGATAAATTGAAGTCTGTGAAATTACTATTATCATTAACTGCCATATTATTACCTTATTTAAAATCCCAATATCTATCTCTAACTTGTCTAGTTTTATTTTCAAAATGTTTATTTTCTGAAGTTAGCTCAAATCCTCGTGAGTTCAATTTACCTAGTAATACACTCTCTTTATTTTTAAAGTTTGGGAATGTAATTGTAAATGAGATATAATACGCTGCTTCATCTATAACACCCTCTATTGCAATATTACTAACAACTATCCTAGGTTCTTGATCGACTAATCCTTCAAGTATTGTTTGTGCAATATTACTAGCTACTGTTTCTGATATTGGTGAAAATAAAAATCTTTTTAAATCCAAACCTAGATATGGATTTAAAAGCTTCTGACCTTGAACGGTGTTAAAGATATTGGCAATAGCTTGCCTTATAGCTTGATCATCTATTAAAGCTTCTGCGTCTTTAGTAACAAGCTCCTGATCGACCGGAAAGTTATTTATAATATCATTCAATGACAGATCTAATTTTAAATCTGTATATGTAAATCCCGCTTTTTGGATTTTTTCTTTACTTTCCGATAAATTCAGAGAACCAAATTGTTGGTCAAATGTCTTTAAATCTATTGAACTCATATGTTATAAGTATTTATGCATATACGGTGTTTTTAAGAAATTGGCAGTATCATAGAATAAATATACATAGACATGAGTAAAAGAAAATTCGATACGGTTGTTGAGAACGCGTTGCATCGCTTCCAAAAAACTGAGTTTCTAGTAGGAGACGTAGTAGAGTTTATAAAAAACTGGGAGAATGATGAATGGACTAAGCGCCAATCCTCC